CGCCGTGGAGTTCCTGGCTGCCAAGAAGTCGCCGGAGACGCTGAAGGCGTTTCTGAACACGGTGCTCGCGGAGTTGTGGGAGGAGACGCACGAGGTTCCAACCGACGCGCACGCGCTGTGGAACCGCTGCGAACCATTCGAAGCCGAGGCGCCGGATGGGGTGGCGCTGATCACGGCCGGCGTGGACGTGCAGGCGGACCGGCTCGAGCTGGAAATCGTAGGTTGGGGACGTGACGAGGAATCCTGGTCGATCGCGTACCATGTGATCCCCGGCGATGTGACCCGCAACGAGGTATGGGATCACCTCGAATGCTTGCTTCTCTCCGAATACCTGCACGCTTCCGGGCTGCCGATGCGGATTGTGGCGGCGTGCATCGACTGCGGGTTTAAGGATGCCACTGTGCTGCGGTTTACGCGCGACCGTTACAACCGCCGCGTGTATGCCACCAAGGGGCGGGCGGGCGAGTCGCCGATCTGGCCGCGCAAGCCGAGCCGGAAGAACCAGACGCCGTTCTTCATGCTCGGGGTGGATGCGGCGAAGACGGCCATCTACGACCGGCTGAAGATCCGGGAAGCGGGGCCGGGGTATTGCCATTTCCCAATCGGCCGGGACCTGGAGTACTTCGAGCAGTTGACCGCCGAGAAGAAGTACACGCGCTACCACAACGGGTTTCCGAAGCAGGAATGGCGCAAGCCGGCCAACGCGCGGAACGAGGGGCTGGACACCAGAGTTCTCAGCTACGCAGCGCTATATGCGCTCTACGCCAGCGGGCTGAAGCTGTCCGTCCATTGCGACCGCTTCGCACGGATGGTCGAGGTGCGGCGAGGGGAGACCCGGCCGGCACCTGCGCCTCCGGCGCCAAGACCGGGCAGCGCCGAGCCGCGCGCGCCAGCTTCGTCCGGCCGCCGGGAAGATCCATGGATACCACGCAGAGACTGGTTCGGACGATCTTGATATGGCTCTGACGATTCAGCAGTTGCAGGAGAACCTGGACACGATCAACCAGGCGATCGGCAGTCCGAAGCTCAAGGTGCGCTTCCCGGATGGGCGGGAGGTGACCTACCGATCCATGGACGAGTTGCGCAAGGCGAAGGCCGAGATCGAAGAGGACATCCGGCAAGCCAGCGGCCAGACCGGGAGCCGCGTCCGGTTCGCGCAGCACCAGCGCGGCGATGGGCCGACGGGCCCGACGCTAAGCGACCGGTGGTGAGATCGACACGACGTAGCGAAACTCGCCGGCCGCAGTTTCCCGGCAATCAGACTGATGCCTCCCGCCAATTCTCAATGCCCAGCTTCACTCCGGTCCTCTGAATGGCCCGAAAATCTCCCGTGTTGCCGGTCACAAGTGGCATCTGAAGTCGAACGGCGACGGCGGCGATCAGGCAGTCGGGAAGTTCGAGAACAGAACCCTGCCTTCTTGCGGCTGCCTTGATGGTAGCCGCTGCAATGTAGTCGGCGCTGCTCGGCGTGATCTGTTCGTTCTGGTTGAGCCAGGTCATAACCTTCTTCAATTGACTGAAAGCGGCCTTTAGCTCGAAGCCGTAGACGATCTCGTAGACCGTGACGCTCGTGAAGGTGAATACGCCGTGTTGCCGGGCGTAGCGCGCGGCGTGGCTGGCCACTGTCTGATCGTGTCCCTTGAGGTACTCAGACAGGATGTCTGTGTCGAGCAGGGATTTTCCCATCGGCTAAGGCGCGACAGACGAGCTGGTCGGGCGTCTTCTTTCTTCGTACGCGATGGTGACGACCTCGTCAAGCAACGCGGTGTCTTCCGGACTGCCAAACAAACCCAGTCCCTGATCGAACACCATTCCCGAAGTGGGGAGAGCCGGCTGCCTGGCGATAAGGATCTGGCGCACTAGATCGACAAGCGGCATCCCTCTGGCTTGCGCTTCGGCAAGATACGCCTCTTCGACATGCGGCGGCAGATCGAGACTGACGGTCATATGGCAACTCCCTTACATCTTCAGATTAACGCGATCTGCGTATCCCGTGCACGGGTCTCCGTCAGGGTCCGAAACGGTAGTTCCGAGACAGCGACACTCTTGTCGGAAGCGGACCCGGTGGCGGGTCAGCTTAGATCGCTTTCAAGGGTGCCATGAACCTTCTCGACCGAGCCATCGGCGTCGTAGCGCCGCGCGTGGCGTTACAGCGTGCGCGGAGTCGCGTGGCGCTGGAACTGACCACGGGCTACCTGGAGCGGCACGCCCAGCGGTTCCGCTACGACGGCGCCACCGCCGGCCGCCGCGCCCATGGCTGGTACGCCGCCTCGACCGATGCCAACGTCGAGCTGATGGGGTCGCTCATCTGGCTGCGCAATCGGAGCCGCGATCTCGTCCGCAACAATCCTTATGCGGCGCGCGCCGTCGAAGAGTTGGCCGGCAATGTGGTCGGAACCGGTATTGTGCCGAAGGCCAAGACCGGCAGCACGGCCATCGACAAGATCATCGACGCCGAGTGGCCGTTCTTTGCCGATGGCTGCGACACGCCGCAGCGCCTCGACTTCTATGGCATGCAGACGCTGACCGTCCGCACCATGGCCGAGAGCGGCGAAGCCATTCTGCGGTTCCGCCCGCGCAACGCGGTGGCGGGGCTGCGCGTTCCGCTGCAGCTCCAGATGCTCGAGGCGGATTTCCTCGACCAGGCGCGCACCATGGGGCTGGTCAACGGCCACGTGATGGAGGGCGTGCAGTTCGACGAAGACGGCCGCCGTGTCGCCTACTGGCTTTTCAGTTATCACCCGGGCGGCGTACTGATCCTCAATCCGCGTGGCGGGATTGTCAGTCAGCCCGTTCCGGCCGATCAGATCCTGCACGTCTATCGCGTGCTGCGTCCCGGCCAGGTCCGCGGCGTGCCGTGGCTCGCGCCCGTCATGATGGCGCTCCGGGACCTCGACGATTACTGCGATGCCGAGCGCGTGCGCAAGAAGGTGGAAGCCTGCGTTACCGCGTTCGTCGAGCAACCGGAAGGCGTCGCGGGCGACCCGTTGGGCCTTTCCGGCACGGACCCCTCGAGCGGCCTTCCGGTCGAGAGTTTCCAGCCAGGAATGGTCGAGTACCTGAAGCCCGGCCAGAACATCAAGTTCAACAATCCGCCGCCGGCGGGCGGCTATCGCGAGTACAAGATGACCGAGTTGCAGGGCATCATGGCCGGCATCGGCCTGCCCTACGAGCTCGGCACCGGCGACATGTCGCAGGTGAACTACTCCTCCTGGCGCGGCGGCATGTTGGGATTCCGCAACACCGTGGAAGCGTACCGCTGGCTGACGCTGATCCCGCTGTTCTCGATGCCGGTGTGGCGGCGGTTCATCGACACGCTGATTCTGCAGGGCCGGATTCCGGCCTCGGCCGCCGAAGACCCGAAGATCAATCTGCGCACGGTGCAGTGGACCGCGCCCCGTTTCGAGTCCGTCGACCCAGTGAAGGATGCCGAGGCGGTGCTCAAGGACGTGCGCATGGGCCGCAAGACGTGGTTCGAGGCCGTGCTGGAGAACGGCTACGATCCCACCACCCAGCTTGAGCAGATCGCGCTCTTCAACCGCCTGCTGGACAAGTTCGAGATTATCCTCGACTCGGACCCGCGCAACACCACGCTGCGCGGCCAGGAGCAGCCGGCGAATACGGAGGAGCGGACTCCGACGAGCAAGGCCGTGCGCGGCGCGCCGAAAGGTTCCACGGCGCTGTCGGAAGAGGATTTGGGAATGGTGAAGGAGTTGCTCGCCGCCGGGATCTCGCGGGCGGCCGGCGGTTGGGAATCCACCTCCCGCCTCTATCGGAACTGACCGCAAACCCTCACCCCACAAACAGGAGAACAGTCTATGAGTGAAAGCCCGCAGTACGACGCCGAGGTCTTCTCGGCCGACGCGCAGATCCTCCCCAGCACCGCCAACCCGAAAGACGGGACCATCGACGTAGTCTGGTACAGCGGAGCCCCCGTTCCCAGGATCGATCGCGGGACCGGCGAACCTTACATGCTCCAACTGGACATGCAGGGCTGCCGCTTCGACCGGCTGAACAACGGCGCGCCGGTGTTCGACAGCCACCTCACCGGCGACGATTTCAAGTCGCTCATGGCGGGCAAGGTCGGCACGCGGGCCCAGGTGGGCGTGGTGCGCCGTGCCTGGCCGAATGGCGACAAGGGCATGGCCACCCTGCAGTTCGATCTCGGCAACGAGGATGGCGCCGAGATGTTCCGCAAAGCCAGCGCCGGCATCCTGCAGAATCTCAGCTTCGGAACCTTCGTCTACAAACGCGAAAAGGTCGACGCTCGCGCCGAGGGAATGCCGGAGGGCAAGCCGCCGTACTTGAACGACAAGGAGATCGGCATGTTCAAGGCCACGGACTGGGAGCCGTTTGAAATCTCGCCTTGCACCGTGCCGGCCGATTTCAACACCTGCTTTCTGAGCGCGCAACCGGATGATTCACCACGGGCAACCAGCCCACAAAAGGAGAAACCTGTCATGGAACAGACGACCACGCAGGCGACGGGTGCGGATGCCCGTACTACGAACGAACAGGCCCTGGCCGCCGCACGCGAAGAAGCGGTCAAGGTCGAGCGGGAGCGCATCAGCGAGATCGAATCGCTGCGCGCCACCGCGACCAAATACAGCATCGACGGCGCCGTGATCAGCCAGTTCATCGCCAAGGGCGCTTCCGCCGATCAGGCCCGCAAGGAACTGTTTGTCCAACTCGCGGAGAAGGGCCAGTTGAACCTGCATGGCGACAGGTTCCCCATCCGCGGCGAGGGTGGCCCCTCGGGGACCCGCGATGGCATGGAGCAACGGCTCGCCTGTATGCAGATGGCGCTGTTGTTGCGCGCCGATGGCCGGTTCTTCATGGCGCGGCGCCGAGACCACAACGGCAATGACCTCGGGGAGTATCTCGACGGCTGCGGCCCCGAGCAGCACAAGCGCGCCGCCGAGATGGCGCGGGAGTACCGCAATTTCAAGCTCATCGATATGGCCAAGGAGTACTTGGCATTCAAAGGTGTGAATCCGCGCGGCATGGACGTGACGCGGATTGCGGAACTGGCGCTCCAGGGCCCGTCGCGGGGAGCGGAGTTCTTTATGGGCGGCGCCGAAGCGACCTCCGACTTCCCGGCGATCCTGGCCAACGTCGCCAACAAGACCCTGCGCCAGGGTTACGAGGCGTATCCGCGCACCTTCCAGCCCTTCTGCAGGCAAGTGACGGCGCAAGACTTCAAGCCCATCAACCGCGTGATGCTGGCCGACGCGCCTACCTTGCAGCCGTTGAATGAGAAGGGCGAGTACCACCGCGCGAACCTGACCGATAACAACATCAACTACTCGCTCGGTACCTACGGCGAGATCGTGGCGTTGACCCGCAAGGTCATCATCAACGACGATCTCCAGGCGTTCACCCGGGTTCCAGCTCTGCTCGGCGTGGCGGCGGCGCAACTGGAATCGAACACCGTCTGGGGCATCATCACGTCGAATCCGGCGGCAGTGTACGCGGGCGACAAGAACTCCACGGCGCTATTCCACGCCAACCATGGCAACTTGCTGACCGGCGCCGCCAGCAGCATCGATAACACCGTACAGAACGCCGCGCCGCTGACCGCCCTGGGCAAGGCGCGCGGCGCCATGCGGTTACAGAAGGGACCGCAGGGCACTCCGCTGAACCTCATTCCACGGTTCATCGCCGTCCCGACGGCGCTGGAAACCTACATGCTCCAGCTCGTGTACCCCATCAACATCGCTTCGGCGGATGCGACGAAGGTTGTTCCGGACTGGGTGCGCAGCCTCGTTCCGGTAGTCGAGCCGCGCCTCGATGCCGCGACGAACGGGACCACGGCCTGGTATCTCATCGCCGACCCGGCGCAGATCGACACGGCGGAGTACTGCTACCTGGAAGGGCAGCAGGGCGTGTACATCGAAACCAAGCAGGGCTTCGAGGTGGACGGCGTCGAGATCAAGGCGCGCATGGACTTCGGCGCGGCGGCCCTCGACTTCCGAGGCCTGCAGAAGAACGCCGGCCAGTAGGGCGTCGTCGCAGGGAAACCAGAGGCCGGGGCGACGCGGGCCGCCCCGGAAAAGAGAACAGGAGAGAAAAATCGATGCAGAATTATGTTCATCGCGGGGAGACCCTCACGGTAACGGCGCCCTATGCGGTCACGTCCGGTGGTGGCGTCAAGATCGGCAATATCTTCGGAATTGCCGTCAACACGCAGAGCCAGGGCGACAGCATGGAAGCCCAGGTTGCCGGCGTGTTCGACCTGGCGAAGGATACCAGCACTTTCGCCCAAGGCGATCTGGTCTACTGGGACGACACGGCCAAAGTGGCGACCAGCGCTGTGGGGGCCAACCTGCTCATCGGCAACGCCGAGAAGGCGCAGTTGACCGGCGATGCCACGGTGCGCGTCAAGCTGTTCGGCGTGCCGGGCTTCTCCGGGCAGGTCAACGGCGTGAAGGTGGCCCACGCGCTGTACGACTTCACGGTCGACGGCGGGGCGAGCTGCACGCCGGCGAACTCCGACACCATCCCCAAGGACGCGGTGGTGTTCGGTGGCGCGATCAACTCAACTGCGGCGGTGACCGCGGCCGGTGCCGCGACGGTGGCGCTAGGGACGGCGACAGGATCGAGCTCGGCGTCGATCCTGGGCGCCACCGGGAAGGCGTCGCTGTCGCTCGACGCGGTGCTCGCGGCGGCGTGCGCTGCGGCACCGTTCAAAATGACGGCCGCCGGCAAGATCTCGGTTGCCATCGCCACCGGGCCGCTCACGGCGGGCCAGATCGAGGTCTGGGTGCTCTACGCCATCGCCAGCAACGATTAGCGACTGACGCGAAACAGCATCGCGCGACTTGGGGCGGCCGTCGCGCCGCCCCGTATCCTTTATATACATGTCCGATTGGGCCACCCTTGACGCGGCTGTCAACGCCATCATGCAGGAAACCTTCGGCGAGCCGGTGGTGTATCAACCCGTGCAAGCCGGCGTACCCGTCGGCGATCCCATGACGGTCACGGCCATCCGCCACGTTCGCCTGCGCGAGGAATCCGGCGTGATGGCGAACGTCGAAGAGATCTCGGTCAATCCCGGCGATCTTCCGAATTTCCCGCAGCGTGGCGATTGGGTGACCGCCTGGGGATCGCAGTTCGTGGTGACCAGTGTGCGCCAGCCCGACCCGTACGGCATGGTCGAGCTTTCGCTGATGGCGCGGGCCGGGCAGACTCTATGATTAACCCGAAGACGATCCTGGCCGAGTGGGTGACCGCGCTTCAGGCGCTGCCGAATCTGGTGGAGGCGCTGGGCGGGGATGGCAACCGCATTCAGTTCTACACGGAGAACGCCACCGTCTTCGGCCAGCCAACGCAGAACAACATTCGGCTGGCAATCCTGTCGATGCCACCCGGCTCGATCCTGATCGCGTGGCAGGGCAGCGGGCCAGGCAGACTCGGCAATGCGCTCGTGTTTGTACACGATTTCTCGTTGTACCTGCGCGCGCCGGAGGAGGCCGATGTCGGCTACGAGGACCTTTTCAACTGGATCGTGAACGACGTGCCAGCGGGCGGCAGCCTCCGGATGCTGCACACTCCCGTCGATACGAACTGCGAGCCGATGGACTTCTACCTGCCGTCGGCGCGCCGCAACACCGTGGTGATCAGCCCGGACGGGGCCACTTTCGAGTACTTCGAGGTTCCGGTGCGGCTGGTCGAATCCTATAACCCGTAGCCTTCGGGAAGGGAAGCGAAATGGCAGATCTGGTTACTATGGCCTCGCCCGAGGGCGAGGTGAAGGAAGTCGAGGCAACCGCGGAAACCCTCACGCCTTTGCTAGTCGCTGGCTGGACTCAGGCGCCCGCGCCGGCGGTTCCGGCCCAGGAGGAAAAGTAGCAATGTCCAACATCAGTGAATTGATGCAGGGCTGGGGGTTCGGCAAGCAGGCCGCCATCGGAACGGCCAACACGGTGGCCGCCATCTGGCGTCACACGAACCTCAATACCAAACCGTGGGCGAAGGTTCCGGTGAACGAGGACGACCGGGCGGAAATCGGCAAGGGTCATGAGTTCCCGACGCAGCTTTTCAAGTCGCACTACAACATGCCCACCTTTGAGATCTCCAAGTATGCCTCGTCGGAGTTCCTCGCCTGGGCGATGTCCTTCGCTCTCGGCAACGTCGTCGTAAGCGGCGCCGGGCCTTATGAATACGTGATCGTTCCGGCTTTGGGGGCCACCAATCCGACCGGCCTCGAGCTGCCGTACTTCTCCTTCGTGCAGCAGATCCGCCCCGGCGGCTCGGCGGTGCTGGACGAAATGCTGGTGGGATGCGCGGTCAAGGGCTGGAAGCTGTCCATCAAGAACTCGCCGGGCCGCGCCAGCGCGACGTGCGCGGTGGAATGCGTGACCACGGGCCAGTACACCTCTCCCAGCGGCATCACGCTTCCCGCCGCCTCGACGCCTCATGAGTTCAATGCCGGCATGATTACCGCGTTGACCTTCAACGGCATCAACTATCTTTCCGGCGGCAGCGCCAAACAGTTCCTGTCCATGGAGGCCTCCTGGGAGAACAATTTCCGGCCGGGCTTCTTCCCCGGCTCGGGAACGCAGGACGGCTACCAGATCCAAGGGCGCTTCGAGTGGGGCGACCGCGCCTTCGCGGTGCAGTTCGTGGTGCGCGTTCAGGCCGGCTCCGCCGAATATGCGAGCCTGATCAATCTGACCACTGGAACGGCCACGTTCACCATGACCCGCGACGCCAACAACTCCTTTACCATGCTCATCCAGAAGATGGGCTTCAACGTCGTGGAACTGGCCAACACGGACGGCATCGTGACGCTCCAGATCACCGGCGTGCAACTCTACGACCCCACCAACGGTCTGGTGACCATGTCGATCACCACGCCGTTACAGGGCATCTGCCAATAGGAGGTTTACATGTTTGACGCAAGCAAGCCGTTTGTAGCGCCGATCCTTTCGGGCGGGGAGAAGCAGTGCGAAGTGCGTTTTCCGTCCGACGAAGAATGGTGCGGTTGGGCGCGCGCCCAGCGCACGGTGCGGCGCTTCCTCGGGCGCGGGAAGTCGCAGAGCGAGGACGTGGATCTGCCGAAGATCAACGCGGAACTGTTCGCGAAGATCCGCACCGACAAAGACGGTCCCGAGTTCGACGATGCCGAGGCTGGCATGGTGATAGGCCGCATCGAGCGGTGCACGGTGGCCGATGTCGAGCGCGAAGGGATCAACTACCGGATCGAGATGAAGGTCCCTGGCGCGCGCGTCGTTCACGTGCTGCGGATGCCGACGGCAAAGGAGATGCAGGACCACGAGCGGGCTTCGACCAGCGTAGTCGCGGCGCGGCGGTCGGTCGAGACGCGGGCATTCCTGGAGCCGAGCGGCGCTCTCTATGACAAGCTGCACGTCTCGCACGACGGCTACGCCGGCGCC